ATGATATAATTGAAGAGGCCTTTGAGCGCTGTGGACTCCAGACGCGAAAGGGATATGATTTAGAAACCGCGCGCCGTTCATTAAACATCATGTTTGCTGAATGGGCTAACCGGGGATTGAACCTCTGGAAAATTACCGAGGGATCTAAAACATTAGTGGCGAGTCAGCCAAGTTACAATTTTTCTTCAAACGAGGAGCAGGGCATCATTGACATTCTCTCAGCAGTTGTCAACAATGGAACGAACGACTATGCGGTTGATCGCATCAGCCGTATGTCTTACCTGGACCTTCCCAAGAAAACAGAAACAGGACAACCATCGGAGTGGTATTTTGAAAGAACATTAGTGCCAACCTTGTATGTCTATACATCTCCCGATGACACGAAAACCTACACATTTAAATATTATGCCTTGCGTCGTATTGAAGACGCGGGAGCCTACAGCAACACTACTGATCTTCCTTTCCGTTTTATTCCAGCGATGGTGTGCGGATTAGCTTACTATATCGCTATGAAAAGAGCGCCGGATCGTATACAATTACTCAAACAAGTGTATGAAGAAGAATTCGCCCGAGCTGCAGCAGAGGATGCAACCAGGGCCAGTATTCATCTTGTTCCTGCACAAGGATATTTGGGAGGATTCTAATGGCTAGAAAAGACAGGGCAGCGCAACTCTTTCAACTTCTTGCTGATGCAAGAGCCAAGGATGATGACGATCAGATTCAAATCATTATCAGTGATATTTTTAAGGAACTGGGAATTGATTTAAGTAAATTTAAAGGCGGAGCAGTTAACTCCGTGGAAAAGGCGATTAGATAGTGGCATTTGCAACAGGAAAACACGCACTGCGAATTTCAGACCGAAGTGGAGTAGCATTTCCGTATTTGGAAATGCGCAAGGAATGGAATGGATATATTGTTCATAAATCGGAATACGAACCGAAGCAACCACAGCTCGGTCCTTTTCGCATTGGCAATGATCCCATCGCCCTTCGTGATCCGAGGCCCGCGCGCGTAGCGCCCGCGGTACCCGTGATACTACCATTGAACCCTTTTAGAACCACAGCAAGTGATACGACCATTACAGTTTATTCTCCCGATCACGGGAGATCCACAGATGATGTTGTTAGATTCAGGAATTCCTCAACGGTTTTTGGAATTTTGGCATCGGAAATTGATTTAGCTGATGGATATACTATTACAAAGGTAGATGATAATTTTTATACTTTTGTCTCCACAACGGCTCCAAGCATAACAGGTGAAGCTGGTGGAGGATCAATAAGTGCGGGACCAGTAACAATTACAGCGTAACATGGCAACATTAAGCGAAATTCAAGCGGACATACGGAATTATACCGAAGTCACCAGCAATGTTCTTAGTGATTCTATCATAGGGACGATGATAGATAATACTGAAAAACGTGTTTTTCGGACTATTGACCTGGATGTTTCCCGATCCCATCAAACAGGAAATTTAACAAAAGACAATCCTTTTCTTTCAATGCCAGGCAACATTTCCACTACTTTTATCAGCATTGACTGGATACAAGTTTTGGACAGCGCTGCGAATAGAAGCTATTTAATTCAAAAAGATTTGTCTTTTCTTACAGAATATAATAAGAATAGGAATACATCGGGCGTACCTAAGTATTATGGAAACTGGGATAATGATACTATTTACCTCGCTCCCACCCCAAGTTCGGGACTTACAGTAGAACTTGCTTTAAATAAGATGCCGGATAGCCTAAAGGACGCGGGAGCCTCAGGCTCAACTTGGTTGAGCACGAATGGCAATGATGTTCTTCTTTATGGATGCCTGGTGGAAGCTTATAAGTTTTTGAAAGGACCTGCTGATATGTTGCAGATGTACCAACAATCTTTTCAAGAGGCGATGAAAGTATTTGCCCTTGAGCAACAGGGACGACGAAGACGAAGTGAATATTTTGATGGAGTCTTGAGAATACCTCTTGAGTCTGCACAACCATAACTTTTAAGGAGAAACTATGGCTATTGAACAATGTGTTGTTAAATCGTTTAAGACCGAAATATTAAAGGGCTTACAAGATTTTACCGCATCTACTGGCAATGATTTCAAATTAGCGCTTTTTGATTCTGAGGTAACGTTGAACAATACAACAACGGCTTATGAAACAACTGATGAAGTGGGTAATTCTGGAACGTATACTGCCGGTGGCGGAGCTGCCACTGTCGAAGCGACCTTTCCTAAATTGGATAATACAACTGCTATTGTCGATTTTGCGGACGTGTCTTTTACCTCGGCAACGATATCAGCTCAAGCTGCGGTAATCTATAATAACTCAACTGTATCAGGTTTAACGACCAATGCTGCAGTGTGTGTACTAGATTTTGGTGGAGTTAAATCTTCCACTGCTGGAACTTTCACAATTTCATTTCCTGCTGCTGAAGACGATAGTGCTATCTTAAGAATAGCCTAGTAAAGGAGGCTTAGATGGCCAGTATTCAAGGCTGGGGACGTGAAACGTGGGGCTCAGGTGCGTGGAGTGAATATGCACCGATCAATGTCACAGGTCAAAGCGCCACAGCTACTGTAGGTACTGGTTACAGCGTTTCCACTGATCAATTTCTTGTTGTCACCGGACAGTATTCCACTGCCACGGCGGGGGATGCTACGGCAGCTGGGATTGCTTTTATTGTTCCTGACGGACAATACGCAACTGCGTCCACGGATGACGCCATCTTATACACATCTCAAATTATTTCTGTCACAGGGCAATCTGCCACTGCAAGTTTAGGGGACACAACTGAAACCGGAACCAGGACTACGGGCTGGAACCGTGATACTGATATTAATACCGGCGCTGTTATCGGCTGGGGCGACCAGCAATGGGGCGCTGTTGGAATTACGCAAAGTCTTACAGGTCAATCTGCTACAGCAAGCACGGAAGATGTAGCCTCCGTTACAGGAGATGCTAATCAAACTCCAGATTCCCAGGTTGCTACCTGGACTATTGGAACTTATTCAGTTTCAGGGGATAACAATATTACTATTGTTTCTTCTCCTGAGCACGCGGTTACCGCTACCGTTGATGATGTTACTATAAACATTTTCATTGACGCGGCGACCACTGGCCAAGCCATGACGGCTGCGGTAGGTGACGCTACGGCTCCGGCCCTGGCACAGCCTACAGGGGTGGAGGCAACGGCATCAGCCGGGGATCTTACCCAGGAGACCATTTATACTCTCACGGGCGTGAGCGCCACGGTGAGCCTCGGACAGGAAGCTACTGAAGGCGGAGCAAATGTAAGCGCAACTGGAAATCAGTTGACTTCCTCAGTGGGTAGTTTAAGAATAACCAATTGGTCCATCGTAGACGACAGTCAAACTGCGGATTGGAAAAATGTATCCTTGGCTGCATAAAATGTTTTCATTTATTAATAAAAGGTGTTAAATAACAAGCTATGCCCTCAACATACTCGACAGGATTAAGAACAGAACTCATGGTCACTGGCGAAAAGTCAGGAACATGGGGAACCATTACCAACACTAACTTTTCCCAAGTATTTGAATTCGCCATTGCAGGCGTTTACGCCAAGACATTGACGGATGCGGATACGACTCTTACCAATACGGATGGTCCTCAAACACAGGCTAATAATGAAGCACGGCAGAATACCCTTATTCTTTCTGGGACTCTGACGGCTGTTCGCGTTGTTCAGTTCCCGGCTACGCAAAAAACTTATATGATTTATAATAACACCGGGGGTGGTTATAATTTAACTTTACGTTTGGGAGCTTCTGGAAATACGATGACCGTGATCAACGGAAAAATGCGTATTGTCGCAACGGACGGAACAAACTGGTATGATGTATTCAGTTTAGCTGGATTAGGAGAGTCATGGGTGGCAAAAACAAATTCTGATTCCCCTTATACAGCTTCAGATGGTGATAATATATTTTGTGATTGCTCAACAGGAGCCATTACTATAACTTTACCATCGTCTCCTTCAATTGGAAATCAAGTTAAAATTGTTGACGGAGATGGAAATGCGGGCACTAATAATATTACGGTTGGGCAAGGCGGGGAGCCTATTCAAGGCGCGGCGTCTGATCTTACCATTTCCACTAACAATGCTGGAATTTCTCTGGTATATTATGATGGCACCCAAGGGTGGAGGTTGAAATATAACGACTAATGGCTAACTTACAAGATTTAACAAATAGAAGCGAAGTAGGCGCGATCAAGCCTTGGGGTAAAGCAACAGCCCCTGCTGGCTATGTACTATGTGACGGAGCGGCTATTTCCAGGACTACTTACGCTGATCTCTTTGCTGTTATTGCCTCAACTTATGGCGCAGGAAACGGATCAACAACTTTTAATGTTCCTGATCTTCAAGGCAAGACGCCTCAAGGCTATGATGGTAGTACTTACAATCTGGCTGCAACGGGGGGCGCGAACACCGTGACGGTGGCTGTGACGAACAACCAGGCGGCGGCAAACACAAACAACCAAGCTGTATCCGTGACAGGATCTATTTCCAATACTTCTTTAACTACGGCTCAACTGGCCAGTCACACTCATACCTATGACTATCTCCCTTATCATAACGCTGAAGGCGGCCACGGCGGCTGGGGAGCTTCTGACACTCTATCGACAGGCACTTCAGGAGGAGCAGGATCAGGTACAGGACACAATCATGCTCATACTCTGGCTGGTAGTTTAACAGGAACTGTGACTACGGCCTTAACAGGAGCGGTCACCGCTGCGGGAAACAATGCTTTTTCACCATACGTGGTGGTTAACTACATTATAAAACATTAGGACAAATTATGGCGACACAGATTGTAATATCAAATAACGACTCTATAAAAATAGATGATTCGTTTCATATTAATTGGGCGGATAAGGGCACAGTAATGCCCGCAATTCCTGATACGGTTCATTATTTGATTTGGAATGCGCTAGCTGGTCAGAATGAAATTCAAAATAAAGACGCTTCAACGGGAGATATGGCGGGCAGCACTGATTTAAATGCCACTTCTGATGCTGTCGGATCGACAACCATTGCTGAATTACTTACGTGGGGAGAGACAAGAAAAGGACAAATTGAAACAGCCACTGCTGCGTATGACGCCGCTGTAGCTGATGACAAAGCTAATGAAACCACTAATGCCCTGGGCAAGACGTGGGTGGACTACGATCCTAACCATAGTTAATTAAAAAAGTATTTTTTCTCTATTATTTAAAACTTTTCTTGTGCCAGAACATTTTTTTGTATCTATCAACAAACTCGCTATCTAACAGATTTATTGTAGCTCGATGTTTTTTTTCAAAATAAAACTCCGATGACATTTTCCACGATTCCCTTTTAAAGGGAAAGACCTGAACCATAGGATCTCCTTTTTTGATGAGAAACTGCTTGTCCCGCTTAATAAGAATGAAAGGAAAATTAATGGTATTAATATAAGTGTCCGTGTCCACCATCCCGTTGATAAGGATAAAACGATCTTCTCCAAACCTATTCATTGGTTGCGTGAACAGGCAACTGTATCCAGGAGGGGTCGTGATCAGCCATTTATTGATGAACTTACCAGCGTACTCCCCAGTTTTATTGTGCCATTCTTTTGGTACTTGAACCTTATCATGATAGCCAATATCATTATTTTCTTTGTTTGCGGGAGTAACCGAGAATTCTTTTTCCGTGGGATCAATTATATAGTCTTGGTCGAAAGGTATAATGTATCCGGTCGTCATTGCATCAAGAAAAGGCATACATGTTTTAATTGTTGGTGCGTGTAAATTACCCTTCTTATGTCTTTCTAGTTTTTTATATTCTTCAGCCATAAAATGATTTGCTGGTTTCGGATGAGGCCATACTTTTTTCATCTCTTTATCAATTGGACAGAATTTAATTTTTTTATTAAACATTTTTTATTTCTTCTCCCCGTACACTGTTATTAATAATAAAATTTATAGGCATTGACCGCCTTATGGCATTGGGATCCTTGGTCTTAAAAGGATAGACACAATGCATATGATCAGCTTGAAAAACATAAAAGTCGCCTGGTTCTGGCATGTAAGACTCACATCCTCTTGCATCAGGGCCTATGAAAGTTATTCGGCCGTCTTTGAATTTATGAGGTTCCGTCACATCATTGATGAATTCAGGAATTTTTAAATACAGATTAGCGGAGTAACCAAGATTCTCATTGTGGGTGTGAACAGGATTATATTCACCCGGTTTCATGTCATTCATCCAACATGAAAGTATGTCAAGATTATGCGGTCCAGGTGAAACTGTGCCGTGTTCAACGCACGTGTTAATGTAATCACTCATGCATTGAGTTATGAATTTAAATATTCGGGATGTCTGAATGATGGGTAGTATGTTTAATTCAGAATCAAGTCTTCCGGCTAGATTTTTTCCATGGGAAGTCAGTAAATTAGTATTCTCTAAAGCGTCTTCATATTTTTGATTTATGTCGTCAACAAATTCTTGTGGGACTTTGTACTTGCAGACTATTCTTCCGAATACAAGCACTTTTTGTGCTAAAGTTTCATCTTTCTTTGTCATATTCTGCGTCCTTTCCATATCATATTTCCTTTGTCAAGAGAACTATTATCCTATAAAATTACATTTGAATGGAAGAAATTAAGAAAATTTATATTGCCACCCCTGCATACGGGGGAATGTGCCATATGGGATATCTCCATTCCTTGCTTAAAACTCAAATGATGTGCGTGGCTGAAAAAATCGCCATGTCCTACAGTAGCGTGACTAATGAATCTCTGATAACCAGGGCGAGAAATACCTGTGTTTCGGAATTTTTAAATGATGACTCAAAAACTCAACCGAGCCATTTAATGTTCATAGACGCTGACATTCAATTTGATCCTGGGAGCCTTAAACGAATGCTTGATTATGACAAGGACGTAGTATGCGGCATATATTCCAAAAAAGATATTAACTGGGATTTGGTCTATAAGACTACGAAAGAGCACCAGGAGAAGAAAATCAAGGACAATGACCTTCTTTTCTCCACTTCCCTGGACTATAATCTTAATTTTAAAGATCCTTTAAACGTGGTCATAGATAATGGTTTTGTAGAAGTTCTGGACGGACCCACAGGATTTATGATGATAAAACGAGGTGTGTTTGATCGCTTTAGAAAGGCATATCCAGAGTTGCAATATAAGACAGATCAACTTATAAATAGTAAAAAATATAAATCGAAGAACACTTGGGCGTTTTTTGATACAATGATTGATCCAGAGGATAAGCGTTATTTATCTGAGGATTACGCTTTTTGTAGACTATGGCAGAAAATTGGTGGTAAAATATATGCTGACATTAAAAGTCCACTTACTCATTGGGGCACGTTCCCCTTCAAGGGTCACGTAGGGACGCGATTTAAAACTAAAGAGGAGTATAATGCCACTAACAAAAGTAAACTTCAAGCCAGGAATAAACAAACAGGACACGGATTACGGCGCTGAAGGGGGATGGACAGACGCTGATTTTGTCCGCTTTCGTTATGGACTTCCTGAAAAATTGGGAGGATGGGCCGAAGCCACGACAAGCACTCTCATTGGCATAGCCCGAGCTCAATTTTCTTGGTTCACCCTGGATCAAAGCCGTTACACGGCTCTGGGCACCAATAAAAAATTATATGTTGTATCGGAAGGCACCGTCTTTGATATCACTCCTATTCGCTATACAGCTTCAGCTGCCACAAGCGCCTTTACCACGACAAGTTCGAGTGACGCGGTTACCTGTACGGTAAGCGCCCACGGAGCTACGGCCGGTGATTTCGTCACCATCTCTTCTGTTTCTCTTATACCTGGAACCAGCAGCCTGACAGCTTCTGATTTTGAGGGAGAATTTGAAATTCAATCAATTACGGATGCCAATAATTTTGTCATTGACTTAGACGCAACGGAAACAGGTACAGCTTTTACTACTACAGGAACAGGAACATTTGCATTTCAAATTAATGTTGGACCCGCGGTCAGCGCCCTTGGATATGGATGGGGAACATCGACCTGGGGAGCCAGCACGTGGGGAACAGCTCGATCCACTTCCACCACTGTCATTCAAGGGGCCAACTGGTCTCTGGACAACTGGGGAGAGGATTTAATCGCGACGTTCAGGGACGGAGCGACATATCAATGGGACGCGTCTGCTGGGACTGGAACTAGAGCCGCGCGCCTTACTAATTCACCCTATCTTTCCCGTCTTTCAATGGTTTCCGTTCCGGACAGGCATCTCATATGCTTGGGAACACAAACAACAATCGCCACAAGCGGCAATCAGGATGATTTATATTTCAGGTGGGCCAGCCAGGAAAGTTTGACGGACTGGACGCCTACCACGACTAATACGGCAGGAAGTCTGCGTATTGGAGATGGAAGCAAGATTATCGGAGCCACAAAAAGTAGAGGTGCCATCCTTGTATGGACGGACACCGCCCTTCACGGTCTTCAATTCATCGGACCTCCCTATACTTTCGGACTTCAGCAACTAGGAGCGAATTGCGGACTTGTAGCGCAGCACGCCTGCGTGGACGTAAAAGGCGTCTCCTTCTGGATGGGTCAAAACGGATTTTTCATCTATGATGGCGCCGTCAAGCAACTGGCCTGCACGGTTCAGGACTATGTCTTTGACACGCTGGACCCCTCAGGACAAAATGATATTTATGCAGGCGTCAATACAGATTTTCACGAAGTGATTTGGTTTTATCCCGATACGGCAGCTGACGACAATCTCATTAATAAATATGTTATTTATAATTACGTGGACCAGGTATGGACTGTGGGAACAATGGACCGAACAACCTGGTTTGATCGAGGAGTATATGCTTACCCTTATGCCACTCAATATCTTCCTAACAGCACGACCAATGTGACGCCAACCATCACCGGAGATCTCAGCAATGGAGTCTCCACTCTTTTCTCTCAGGAGAACGGATATAATGGAAACGGCTCGGCCATCACGGCGACAATCACATCAGGGGATTTTGACATCAGTGATGAGCAAGCAGGTGTTGTCATGGCGGTTCGAAAATTCATTCCTGACTTTAAAAATCAAAGTGGAAATGTTAACGTCATAATGCAATTCAGGGACTACCCGCAAGGGGCGGCGTCCAGCAACAGTTCCAATTCCGTGGTGGAGACAACTACCACGCATATTGACCTGCGAGGGCGCGGACGGACGGCCAATGTTCAGTTCTCAAGCGATACAACGGATGCTAATTGGCGCTTTGGCACGTTCCGATTGGATCTGCAACCAGATGGAAGAAGATAATGGCTAAAATTAATATAAC